AGATATGTTAGAGAGAGCTGTATGGACTTTCATAGAAGCCTTCTTAGGTGCATTAGTTATCAGCCCAATGGTAGGAATAGAGGCATCAGCCCTTGAAATTGCTGCTATATCTGGTGGTGGTGCTGCATTATCAGTCATAAAGACATTCGCAAAGAAAAAAATAAGCTAAGAAACTGTCATAATTTCTGTCTATAATAGCCTTAACAGAAAGGCTGCTTATGACAGAAGAACTAGGAAACAACTACTACAAATCAGGATGGTTACCCTCTATAGAGTTTGACCACAAGACTGGTAAGGGTGAGATTACTTATGTAGGTACTGACCCTGACTACGATAAGAAGTACGATTCTATATTAAAAGACTGGGGTTTTGACCCTAAGTATTATGAGATTGAGGGTGCTGTTAAGGCATCTAGTTGGAACACACAGCTTAAAGGTGGTACAGTTGAAACCTTTTACGCATTTAAAGGTGTAGTTAAGAGAAAGAATCCAGCATTAGATGAATACTTTAATGAATTACTCAAGCTGTTTAAACACAAACCTCCACTAAAGAATAAAAAATATGGTGGTGACACTGCATTTATATTTACTATGGCTGATTGGCAGCTAGGTAAAGCAGACTATGGGGTAGAAAATACCCTTGAACGCTACGAGGTTGCCCTACAAGAGGCAGTAAAACAGATTAAGGCACTGCGTAAGGCAGGTACAGCTATAGATGAGGTATTTTTATTAGGATTAGGTGACCTCACAGAAAATTGTGACCAGAGCTTCTACTCCTCAATGCCCTTTAACCTTGAGCTAAATCTATCTCAGCAATATAGGTTAGCTAGACAAATGATTATGAAAACTGTTGATACATTTCTACCAGTGGTTGACAAGATAACGATTTGTGGAATCGGTGGTAACCACGGAGAGATGACAAGAGCTGCTAAAGGTCAGGTCTTATCTACAAGATTAGACAACTCTGATATGATGCACTTTGAAGTATGCAAAGAAATAATGGCACAGAACAAACGATATAAAAATGTTAAAGTTATTTTGCCTACTGATTACCACCATCTGTTAGAGATAAAAGGTATAGGTGTAGCTATAACTCACGGACATATGACTACTGGTGGTGCAGGACCTGAAGGTAAGATAATGAAATGGTGGCAAGGTCAGATGTTTGGATGGTTGCCTAGTGGAGCTGCTGAAATTTTAGTAACAGGTCACTATCATCATCCAAGATTATTGAAACAAGGCAAGAGAACTTGGATGCAGTGTCCATCTATTGATGCGAGTAAAGACTTTACTGCTCGTACTGGTATGTGGAATGAGCCAGGTGTCTTAACTTTTACTATTAATAAAGATGGTTGGGATAATTATAAGATTGTTTAAACAGAGTACATACTGTATTTAACAGTGAGTTCTGTACCTGCTGGAATAAATTCTTCTGTAAATAAATAGCGTGTCATCTTACCTGTAATTTTACAGTTAGGTGTTTCGCTATGATTAATGAAACCACCAAGAGGTGTACGCAATAGGTTGTTATCTTCACCGAACCAATGTGCGTGTGTCATACCTAGTGATTCGTATGGTTCTAAATCTTTTAGTGTGAATAAACCTAACCCTTCTACCTTACTCGGTTGAATAGTAAGGTAGTCAGGTAAAGGTCTATACATTATTCTTCTTCCTGTGTTACTTCTTTATTAGTAATAGTCATAGGATGTAGAGGTAGGATTGCAGCAATCTCTTGCTTACCATCTGCTTTATTAAATATAATTGTTTTAAAGCTACCTCTCTTTTCTAGTTCTGCTAGTAGTTCTAGCATATTAACTGTTGATAGGTCTGTCATAGTATCTCCTTTGTATGTACTTTAGCATCTGCTTCATACAGATACCCTACTCTTTTACTTTTATTCTCTGTGTTTTCAAACCTTGTTGTTGTAGGCATAGGTCTTTCTGTCCAGTTAAAATTGTAGTCACTGTTAGTAAGGTCTGTTATATTCCAGGTATGAATATTTCCTTTATACTCATTTAGATATATAAATTTCCTACCACTTTCAGCAGCAAGAGTAAGGTTTGTTTCATACTTATCTTCTTGTATTATCCAGGAATCATACTTAGTATCTCTTGATTTTATTTCAACTAAGTAATGTTGATTCTCTGCATCATATGGTGAGTACTCATCTTCAGCCATTGTAAGTTCATCCATAATATTTTGATACAAGTCGTTTAAATAGTTTACTATCTGTTCTTCTTCCATTAGAACATCTCTTCTTGTTGTTCTCTACTAATTTTTTGTTCATCAACTGACTCTATTAAAGCGTGACACACAGCCCATTCCCATTTGTAAGGATTGTTTTCATCCTGTAATTTATATCTATTACCACAATAAAGGTTACCTTCAAAGTCTAGGTACTGAATCTTATTGTCTTTACATAGGTAAGGTGCTTTGTGTTTCCTGTCAGGTGGTGCTGGTACATCAAAGTTATGATTAGGATATTTCTTTTGCAGTGAAGCCTTTCATTTCTCCACTGCAAATGATTCTCCTATTGGTTCTAAAGCCATTCAGTTGGGCAATCAGTGTCACCCCATCCTGTCCAACCACAACCTTCTTTGTCACCATAGTTATTACAACTCCAGCTTGGTATCTTACCAAATTTATCTGGGTCATCCTGCTTTTTCTTTCGGTTGTCCTCTATGTATTCAGACTTACCACACTCTGGGCAGTTCTGTGTTATGTCTTTTACCTCGCCAAATACTTGCTCTACAAGTTGTTCATCAGTAGATGAATCAACAATGACTTCAATCATTGTGATATAAGTATTCATTTGGTCAGCTGTCCACTCTGATATTTTTGTAGGAAAGCCCTGTGTTTCTGTGACATTTTTATAAGTGTCATTCATCATTTGCTTTCTTACTTTCTCATCAGGTATCATAGCTGTAACAGTATGGTCAAGCTGTTGTTTGTTATTAGGATTATCTTCTACCTCTTTAACAAACTCTTTCTTTGCTTTAGCTAATGCTTTATCTTCTTGTTCAATAACAACATCTTTAACTGTACCTGTTTTCTTAATAGGCTCTTGTTTATTATCATCTGCATAGAAGTCATCAGTTCCAGACCATAGCTCTACGCCAAGACCGAATCTCATACAAGCTCGTTTAAACGCATCACTCTCTGCGAGTTTAAGACACTCACCTAGTGTTGCTCTGTTAAGTGCTGCAGATTCTACATCACCAGCACCATCATAAGAACCCATACCCTCTATGGTTATAGTTCCTTTACCACCAATAACTTTGTCATTGATAATAATAGGTTCAAACTTCCAGTCATACTTAACATCACAATCTCGTAGTCTTTCTACATAGACTGCGTGGTTAACATACTTGCCGAATTTTCCCTTGGGTGGGTCCATTACTACTTCCTTTGGAAAAGGTTTAAGTAATTTCTTTTTAGTTTCCTTATTCATTTATTCTCCTGTTATCATTAGAGGAACAGAATGTTTTATTATTCATTTTGTTTCCTTTCTGATAGTAGAGCCTCTAGCAATAGAGGCTTTTCTATTTACTATCTTCATCTATTAATTGATATAATCTTTGTCTTGATATATCTAGTATTGTTGCCATATCAGTAAGTGCTACACCTACATTACGACCATTGTTTATTAGTTCTGTTCTCTGTTTCTTTAGAGTATGAACTAAGTCATTAGCTTCCTGTATTAGGTAAGCTACATTATGCAATTCTTCTAAGACATTTTTCTTATTGTCCATTGATTGCAATAGATTATTCGTGCGTTGATTCACGCTTCTCCTCTCTGTTCAGTCGCTACTAGCGTTAGCTAACTGATGTTTTATATAGTTCTTTGAGCCCAATAAAGTCGCCACTATCGTTATCAATAACAGATACAACATTGAACCCAGCAGAACGAAGCTCGGCAAACTTTAGTCTTGCCTCTGCTATCGTTGTAGATTTGTCACCATCAAAGTAGTACACTTCTGAACCACCATAGATACTGTGACATTCTATTCGTATAGACATAGAACCCCTTGGTTGCTTACTGTCATTGTAACTAACATTATAATTAATGTATAGTTGATTATAAATATCTATCAGGTGTCTGTTTAAACACACACCTGTTAGATACTTACTCTTCTAATACATTGAATAAACGCATTAGTCGTAAGTCCTCTTCTCTTTCCTTATCAATTTCTCTCTGTGATTTGTAACCACCATACTTTTTTACGAGTACTGTGAAGAGAAAAGATACTGCTAACATATCTAGGAAGGTCATTGCTTACCTGCTCTCTTCCTGTCATCTTGTTCGGCTTTCATCTTCTTTACAAAAGTAGGGTGGTTTAATTGTGTACCACCTTTCTTGTTAGATTGACTTCGCCTACGCTGTGCTCTATTCATTAGATTCAATCCTTTCTACTAGATTAAACTCAACTGGGTTATCCCAATCAATCACTACAAAATCCCCTGAACTTCTACCTAAGTCTGTTATGGTATCTATTATTTCAGTAAGATTATCGTATCTTTGTGTACTTGCAATGTAGACTGTCATTTTTTCTACGACTATATCTTTCATTATTCTTCTTCCTTTGGTTTTTCTATCAATGTCAAATCATTGACATCAATTATTTCATTTAAAAGTTCAACATTCTGTATGGTGTACCACTTATCATCATCATCAACTAAAGTAATATCCCATATAAATGGATTATTAGCCATTATTCTCCTTCTCCTCTGAACATATCTTCAAAGCATTCAGGGTGTACACCAGTTAACAGTTGCTCTCGCTCTCCTCTGCTATGCTCTGGGAATATATCCTGAATCAATCTTCTTAAATGTCTTGGTGTTTCTGTAAACTCTTTATACTTTTCTCTGTCAACAATAACTGTACCTGTTTCCCTGCAATGTATGCAGGTAGGTGTAGTTACTACTAAGGAAGTATTCAGTTCCCAATCCATTAGACTTGTTCTTCTGTAAAAGGCGACAGACAATAGATACTTGGTCTATGTCCATTGAACGGCAGTCCATTAGTGTCTGCCTCTACTAGCGTATCAACAGTTGTTACTGCCTCATCTAGCGTGACATCACTATCAAAATAAAAATCTACTGTTAGTATATTTTCATCTCGCTTCGCATTAACATCTACAAATTCGTAGACATCTGATTCTTTCATAAGTTTCCTTTCAATATGCTTCTATGTTTAAACACATAGATAGCTGTAGCACACCAGTGTGAGATAGTTTGTACTTGATATCCCCTACAACCTCGCTCTTGGAAGTAAGAAGTACTCGTAGTTCTGTCTTGTGTGCTACAGCTATCTACCGACTTGGGTTTACTCTTAACAGAGGCAAGGTTC